GAGGTTGTGACACTTGCGGATGTGGCGGAATTGGTAGACGCGCTAGTTTCAGGTTCGTCGATCTCGAGAATTGTCTAAGGCATAGAGCGGGTCCAAGTGGCCCGCTTTCCTTTTGTCTAGGTGTATGCCCTAAGCACTGGACCATTTTCCGAATCTACCAACAAGTCTCTTATGTCAACTCCTGCTCTTATCGAGGAGGAACTGCTACTTGAAAAACGGGCTTGTGCCTACGGGCGTGAACGGCTCCTAGAGAACACCAGGAAGCTCGAGGAGCGTTCCTACGCCTCAGCAAGTGTGTATGGAGCAGCAAGCATCCAAGCCGCCATGGTGGACGTTGCAGCGGTCGTTCAGGACACGCTCAACCGCATCCACGAAGGGCACAACGGCAAGGACTTCATCACCATCCACCAGTACTTGGCGGAGATAGAGCCAGAGGCAGCAGCAGCCATTGCGTTGAAGCTGACCTTTGACCATGTGTTCAGCCCCAAAGACCGAGCCAACGAGATCGCCAACGTGATCACAGCCATTGGTAAGGCTCTGGAGCAGGAGGCTCAGCTCCGCTGGTATGAGTCACAGGATCGTGACCTGTATGAGCGCATCAAGCGCAACTACTGGCATAGCTCCTGTGGCACCCAGCAAAAGGCGACCATCGCTCGCACGCTGATGAATCGCCATGACTACCAATGGGACACTTGGGGTTCAGTGGTCAGAGCAAAGCTGGGTGGTTGGCTGCTCGACTGCGTGATGAAAGCCACGGGGTGGTTTGATCGGGTCACCGTCAAACGTCACAACGGCACACCAATGCTGATTGTCCCCAGTCTTCTCTTTGCCATGACAAAGGAGGAGCTGATGAAGGATGCGTTGATGTTCGCTCCGATGGCTTGGCCCATGTTGGTCCCACCACGAGACTGGTCTCCTATCAAGGCCGGTGGTTACCTTTTAAATGAGGTGATGCACGGCCATGAGATGGTCCGTAGGGGCGACCCGACACTAATACAGGGGAACACACCACTCCTGTTTCTGAACAAGCTCCAGAAGACCGCCTACACCCTCAACGAGTTCATCGTTGGCGTTGCAGAGGAGTTGATGGAGCGTCAGTACAAGGTCGGTAAGTTCATACCGATCATCGAGCTACCGCTGCCCAACAAACCTTGGGATATTGCGGACAACGAGGAGGCCAGGCACGAGTATCGACGGCAAGCAGCGGAGGCCATGAACCACAACGCTGCAGCATTCAAACGGTCATGCCGCACACGCATGACAATGGAGACCGTCAAGATCTTCAAGGAGAAGGACAAGTTCTTTCTTCCGTGGTCGTTTGACTATCGAGGTCGCACCTATCCGATTCCGGCCTTCCTCACCCCACAAGACACTGACTTCGGTAAATCACTACTGAAGTTTGCTGAACCTGCCTTCATGACCGAAGAGGCTGAAGGTTGGCTGGCGTTCCAAGTTGCTACCACCTACGGGTTGGACAAAGCGACGATGCAAGAACGTCAGGATTGGGTTGCAGCCAACCATGAGCTGATTTCTCGTGTAGCAACTGATGCCCTAAGCAATCTTTCTGATTGGGAGGTTGCTGATGAGCCATGGCAATTCCTAGCTGCTTGTGAGGAATACAACGCCACGGTGATCGAATGCACCAGAAGCTGGACAAACCTACCTGTTGCAGTTGATGCAACGTGCAGTGGGCTCCAGATCTTGGCTGGTCTTGCGCGAGATCAATCAACTGCAAAGTTGGTCAATGTGTTTCCAAGTGAACAACCACAGGACGCTTACAAGGTCGTTGCAGAACATGCAAAGCCGAAGCTTCCTAGTCATCTTGCTGCTCTTCTTGATCGGAAGGTCACAAAGAGAACAGTGATGACAATTCCATACAACGCAACCCCGCATTCCAACCGGGCTTACATCCGTGAAGCCTTAAGGGAGAAAGGTGCTGAGTTCACACCTGATGAGTTGACACTCATTGTTGATGCAGTCAGGAAAGCAATGTATGAGGTTGTTCCAGGTCCAATGCGTGTCATGGATTGGATCAAGAAAGAGGTTGGTGCTGCATTCAAACGTGGTGCTGATCACCTCACTTGGCAAACACCGTCTGACTTTGTTGTCAAACAAAACCGTCGCAAGTACAAACACAAACGTGTTGAACTTGAGATCTTGGGTACATGCAAGATCAAGCTTGCTGATCACCCAGAAGGTCCAGATGTTCTTGGACACAAGTCCAGTACTGCTCCCAATCTGATCCACTCCCTTGATGCTTCGATCCTTCATCGAGCATTCCTTAAGTTTGACGCACCATTCACTGTGATCCATGACTCGGTACTTTGCCGAGCCACAGATATGTGCGTCCTCAATCGCGTAGTCAGGGAGACCTACTGCGAAATCTTTAGTGAAAGCAATCCACTTGTGGAGTTTGCTGAAGCTATTGGCGCTGAGACTGAGCCACCAATCATTGGTGACCTCGATCTTGAATCCGTCCTTGAATCCACCTACTTTTTCTGTTAATGGCCCCCAAAACTATCGTCACTGAAAAGCCTGTTGTCCTTGATGGTTACCAGGCTGTGATGAAGCCAAGTAAGTATGGCTACTCCTTGTCTGCCATCCTTAATGATGATGTTGTCGAGAAGCTTGAAGAGGATCGCACTGAGGTTCTCAAATGGGCTGAATCGAAACTGAAGAACCCGAAGCGTGCAACTCTCAAGCCTGAACCTTGGGAAGAAGTGTCCGAGGGTAAGTACAAAGCTAAGTTCTCTTGGAATGAAGACAACACTCCGACCATTGTTGATAGCGAAGGAACAGTGATCACAAACACTGCACTTCCTGTTTACGCTGGTTCGACTGTCAAGCTGGCATTCTTCCAGAAGCCTTACATCTTGAAGGATGGCGTTACTTACGGCACCAGTCTCAAGTTGAAAGGTATTCAAATCATCAGTCTTTCCAGCAGTGCTGGTGTTGATGCTGGTGACATGGGTGCTGAAGATGTCGCTGAACTCTTTGGTAAGACCAAAGGTTTCAAGGCTGACGATCCGAGTGTGACCCCTGCTCCTGCGGCTGAAACTGACGTGGATTTCTAAGTTATGGCTTTCCGCTCAGGACTTGAGGAGAAGGTTGCTGACCTTCTCGTCAACCTGGGTGTGAAGTACGAGTACGAATGCCATAAGGTTGCTTACCAAATACAGCACACATACTGCCCTGACTTTCTTCTTCCGAATGGTGTCTTCCTTGAAGCCAAGGGTCACCTGACGGAAGAAGATCGTCGGAAGATGAAAGCTGTCAAGCAACAAAACCCTGACCTGGACATTCGCTTTGTATTTCAATCACCCTATAACAAGATCTACAAAGGATCCAAAACTACATACGCCAAGTGGGCTGAGAAACACGGCTTTCCTTGGTGCGCGTTTCACAGTATCCCTATCGAATGGCTGACATAGAGCTGATCAAAGATCTAGCTACCAATCTGATCATGGCTCTCGACAAACATTCCTCACCGAATGACATTGTTGAAGGCTTTGAAGAAGCATTGGATAGCTACGAAGAGTTGATCCAACGATTCCACAAACAACAATGACACCCAAAGATCGCATCACTGAGTTCTTTGCTGACACTTTGTGTGAAGCAGAGGAATGCGTCAAAGCAGGTGAACTAACGCCTGATGAAGTTGTTAACTGCTTTGCTGAAGCATTGAATGATTGGCATTCGTATTTCCAGAACTCTGCTGACATCTACGAAAAGCTGATCAATGCTGTCATCTCACGATACAGAAACAAGTAACTTTGTCGCACACGAACCTTGTCCTACTTGTGGTAGTAGAAACAACCTTGCTCGTTACGATGATGGTCACGGCTTCTGCTTTGGGTGCGGCCATTGGGAGCCTGGTGAATTCAACATTGCCCCGCCGCAAAGACAACGAATGACGTTCCCGTTAAAGGGACAACCTGAGCCACTGCCTAAACGTGGCATCAGTGAAGAGGTTTGTCAAAAGTATCGAGTACATCGAGAAGGCAATCAACTCTTCTTCCATTACTTCGGACGTGATGGTAGTTGCACTGGTGCCAAGGTCAAAACCCCTGACAAAACATTCCGATGGGAAGGATCAAACCCTGATGGACAACTATTTGGACAGCAGCTCTTCCCAAGTTCTGGAAAGAGAGTGGTTATCACCGAAGGAGAAATTGATGCACTTTCGTGTTATCAAGCTTATCCGGGGAACTGGCCGATGGTTTCAGTACCGGATGGTGCCCAATCGGCCAAACGAGCGATTCAAAAACAGCTTGAGTGGCTCCAGGGCTATGAGGAGATTATCCTCTTCTTCGATAATGACGACGCAGGCCGTCAGGCTGCGAAGGATGCGGCAGGGGTATTACCACCAGGCAAGGTTAAGATCGCTCACTTGCCAGATTTCAAGGATGCTTCCGATGCATTACAGGCTGGCAAGACACAAGCGATTAAAGAGGCAATCTGGAACGCTTCCGCATATCGCCCAGACGGTATTGTGGAAGCGAAGAACCTCTTAGAGCAGATCCTTAAACCTAACGACGAAGGTCTTCATGAGTATCCCTACGACGGACTTAATCGTAAGCTCCACGGAATCAGGCTTGGTGAGCTTATTACGATTACTGCAGGCAGTGGAATTGGAAAAAGTTCCTTCTGCCGTGAACTTGCAACTCACCTACTCGCCTCAGGTGAACGGGTCGGGTACTTGGCACTTGAAGAAAGCAATCGTCGAACGGCTCTCGGACTAATGTCCGTTGCTGAAGGCAAGCCTTATCACATTGGTGAACACTCACGTACTGAATTAACAGATGTCTACTCCCGAACCCTTGGACATTGGCCGCTTTATCTTTTTGATGGCTTCGGTAGTTTTGATCCCGATGTTATTTATAACCGTGTGGAGTATCTTGCCCAAGGTCTTGACGTAAAGATCGTCTTCCTTGATCACCTCAGTATTTTGCTGAGTGGTCTTGATGGCGATGAACGTCGCGTCATTGATCAGACGATGACACGCCTTCGGAGCCTTGTCGAAAGGACAGGCATCTCGTTGTTCCTTGTTTCTCACTTACGTCGTCCTAGTGGTGATCAAAACCACGAGGAAGGTGCTCGTGTGAACTTAGGTTCGTTACGAGGCTCTCACAGCATTGCACAACTCAGTGATGCCGTTATTGCATTGGAACGGAATCAGCAAACCAACTCCAACACAACTGTACGAGTCCTCAAGAATCGATACACGGGTGAAGTTGGCGTGTGCTGTGAGCTTACTTATGAGCTTAACACTTGTCGCTTTAGCGAACATGAACCAGAGCAAGAATTCGACCCAACAACGGACTTCTAATCCAGAACAATATGTTCTGTATTTGAAATCAGGTCTTTGGGTAAAGAAACCTAATCCTCCAACACCTGAAATGATTGCTCGTGCTCAACCCTATCGGGCAGACACGCTTCAAGAAATGGAAGCGATTATCAAGCACCCCAGCCATGTGATCCATGGATGAAACAATCATCATCTGCACAAAGGATGAATTGACTGCCATGGCTGAGCGTGGTGAGATTGAAGGCGATGGTTATGTCATCACCACTGAAGGTCTCTTTGATGTCCTTTGTGAGTACTACGGAGTCAACCCACACTGGGAACCTAATGATGTCTACTGATGAACCTAATCTTTGACATCGAAACAGACGGCCTCTACGACAGCGTTACGACCATCCACTGTGTTGCCATTAAAGACCTTAATACTGGTCAGAATCTGGTCTTCAACGATGAAGGCACTCAAGAACCTATTGCTCGTGCCATCACGATGCTGGAAGGTGCTTGTGCAATCATCGGCCAGAACGTGATCAATTACGACATCCCTGTCATTCAAAAGTTCTACCCGTGGTTCACTCCACCCCGAACTCTTGACACTCTTATTCTTAGTCGTTTGTATCACCCTAACCTTCTTGAAATCGACAAGAAGCGGAACTGGGAACACATGCCACTCAATCTTTATGGTCGCCACTCTCTTGAAGCTTATGGCTACAGGCTAGGTGAATACAAAGGTGGCTTTGCAAAACAAACCGACTGGAAACACTGGTCACAAGACATGGAGGACTATTGCGTACAGGATCTTCAAGTCACACACAAATTATGGAATCACTTCCAGAAATACCTGACTGGATCACGTTAGAGCATCGAGTCGCTGAAATCCTCACCAAGCAACAACTACATGGCTGGTACTTCGATGAGCGATCCGCTCATGAGCTGGAATGCGAACTTCGATCTGCACTTGATGCGCTGCAAGGATCTCTTAGACAGAAACATCCTTTCGTTGAGGGAGGCGAGTTTACTCCTCGTCGTCCTAACAAGACCAGAGGATATTTCACAGATGGCACATTTACGCGCATCAAGGATCTTAACCCAACCAGTCGAGATCACATTGCATGGGTGATGAAGCAGTTCTATGGTTGGGAGCCTAATCAATTCACTGATAAAGGCAAGGCAACCATTGACGAAGTAGTACTTAAAGACATCGGTACGCCGATTGCTCTTGAGTTCTTTCAGTGCCTTGAACTAAGCAAACAACTAGGCATGCTATCGGAAGGTGCCAATGCCTGGTTGAAACTAGTTCGTAAGAACCGCATTCATCACAACTGTTCCGTATCCACTAACACCCATCGCTGCGCTCATCGAAACCCAAATCTGGCCCAAGTTCCATCTGATGAACGATTCAGACGCTTATTCACAGCAACTCCAGGATTGGTCATGGTTGGGGCCGATCTTAGCGGCATCGAGTTGCGGATGTTCGCGCATTACCTTAGTCGGTATGACGGTGGCCGCTATGGCGAGATCCTTCTTAATGGCGACATCCACCAAGTTAATGCCGACAAGATTGGTATTAGTCGTAAGCTCGTCAAAACCGTTACCTATGCTTTCCTTTATGGGGCTGGGAATGAGAAGATCGGATTTTCCTATAACCCTCAGCTTTCTCCCGCAAAGGCAAAGCAAAAGGGAAAGGAAATACGAGAAGCGTATCTGGATGCAATTGAAGGTCTTAGCGATTTTGTTGAGGCCGTCAAGAAAAAGGTTCAATCAACTGGCCACATCAATTCAGTTGATGGACGGCGTATTGCTGTCGACGGACCTCACAAAGCTCTGAACTATCTCCTGCAATCAGGAGCCGGTGTCATTGCTAAGCGATGGATGGTCATCGCACAGGACAACATTAAACAACTGAATATCGAAGCTGATCAACTGGCATTTGTCCATGATGAGCTTCAGTTTGAATGTATCCCCGCACATATTGCTGATCTCAAGTTCAACCTTGAGTTTGCAGCAGCTAAGGCTGGTGAGTACTACAAACTTCGCATCCCTATTGCTGCGGAAGCAGGAGACGGAAACACATGGGCCGACACTCACTAAATGAATCCTCTCGTCAGAAAGGCAACTGCCTTACTCCCATCCCTACCCCAAAGATTCAACACTGGTGATCAGCTAGTCCATTACATCAAAGGTTGTGAGGCCATTCGCCTTGCAGTTAATGAGGCCA